GCTACTATTTCTTTTTTTGTTAAATTGTTATGAATCAGGTAGTCGTACATTTTGAAGGTATGCTTATGAGCAAACATTGCATCATCGACAACCTTTTCTATGATGTCAACTAATACGTCTTCTTTCTCCATTAGACCATGTTATGTTCTCGGAGGTATTTAACAGTTTCTGTACATCCACCCATTTTTTGTCCGTTAATCGTAACTTGAGGGAAAGTTGCATTTCCTCCAAATTCCTCATAAAACTCAAATCTGTTGAAATGCTCATTTAGTTTGTACTCTACAAACTGAAAGTTGCCCAATTCGAGAACTTCTTTAATCTTCTCGCAATATGGGCAACCGTCTTTTGAATATACCGTGAAATTCATACTAGTCCATTTTCTTCATCCGACTTTTTATTTAGTTCTTCCTGTTCTTTTTTATTGCGTTTTTTTAATTCTCTGTTACTCCAGATACCAATTGCAATAATACTGAGATATGCAAGTGTGTCATCCAACATAACAAGGAAGAAAATAGTAGATCCACCAAATCTGATCCATTCTGGAAATGGTCGTATTAGTCTACCACCCCATTTACGGAATGTGCCTTCAAATTTGAAATAGAGGATAATAAGTGCTGTAATCACAAATTCTGAATATGGCACTACAAAGTAGCAAGACAGAAATATGAAAAGTGGCCAATAATGCCTTTCATCGACTTTTTTAACAAGGTCGAAATATTTTTTAAGTAACTTTTTAATCATAAAAACCTATACGTAAAAAAATGCCCAGAATTTTTTTTTCGACTTTCTGGGGAACTAAAAGTCGATTTCCCATCAGTATAGCATAAAAAAAGGAGGTGTCAACCCTCCCCTTCTTCTTTCTTCTTTTTAGCACCAATATTGTATTTTGTTTCTAAAATCCAGTCTCCTTTGTCTTTAAATGACAACACTTTGATTTGATTTAAAGGTGCAATGTCTTGTATACGAACTACATCGACCACACCAACCAATCCCCAATCAGCAAGAAGCTGAGCAATACGGTTGCGACGCTGAACATCATTAGAAGTAAGGTTAGCGTGTTTTCCATCAAGAGCAAAAAGTTCTTTAAAGTGGACAAGATAATACCTTCCCTGTTTATGAAGTATGTGACAACTTTGATATATCTTCTTTTCTTTCCTACTTGCTACACCAATTCTTGTGAGAGTTTCTCTGACTTTTAGGAAATCATCTGGTTCATTTAATGTAACTTCAATCATTTGGTCGGGAGACCATGCCACTTCAGGTTCTTTAACAACACTCATTTCGCTCCTCCAGTATCAAATTTAGATTTTATAAAGTTGAGTTGTTTTTTTGTCAGAATTTTTAAAGCTTGTTTTGCTTTTTCGTTACTATATCCATAATAACGTTTTACATAATCAAGGTCTTTAATCATATCCTTACGAAGCCAAGGAGAGAATCTCTTCTTAGTTCTGAGGGTATTTATATAAAAGTCGTATTGCATACGCTTTGGTAAGAAATTATACTTATTCATTTCGTTAGCAAAAAGAACTGCATCTAGATGTCCAGAGAAACAACGATTAATAATATATGGAGGATAATCTTTCTCGACTAAAGGATCTTCATCTATTAAATTTTTCTTTGTTTGGTTGATTGAATTTAACCAGTCTTTTAGTTCCATTACAATACCTCAAGAATAATTCCAGAACTACGTTCCATATTACCAATCAATCCACAAGGATAAGCATTAAATGATAGTGAATACCTATTGTGTTCTTTTATTGTATGTGAGTCAACACTATGAACTAAAGTAGAAGGAAATACTATTAAATCACCAGCAACAGTAGGTTGTTTATGAATTACAAGATTATCTCTATCCTCTTCATAAATTAATTTAATTATATTAGATGTATTAGCAGGATATTGGAGATTATTATTACTACCTGTCCAAAAATTATCCATACTGAACCAAGTATGTGCATTTGAATCTGTAAGATATAAAATTGCACTCATAAATGAATTTGGATGAGAATGAGTCCAATGCCATTGATTTTCACTCGCAACATTACCCCAAGATGAAGTAATTTCAATTCTATCACATCTAAAATTCATCTCATCTTTAACTTTATTCAAGCACTCTCGAACCCATTTATGTATTTCAGAGTATTTTGGATCTTTATTAAGTCTTGTATTATCAGTTTGAAGAACTTTCCATTCTTCTCTCCCATCATACCTAATCTTTTCTTCTTTCAAAATTGTCAAAGTTTCTTCAATTAACTTTGATTTACACTTAAAATTAAATATTTTTTGAGGTAAGATTTTTACTGTTTTCATTTATTTAAATAAGTTAAGATTTAAAGCAGGTAATCCATCATTTGTGTTAGCGATTACATCAAAATTAAAAGATACAATAGTTTTTCTAATTTTTTTATTCGGTAATCCTCGATGAATAAAATGTGCAGGAAATACAATCAAGTCTCCTTCAACTGCATCAATTTGTTTTGTTTTTAAATTATAAGGAGAACAAACTTCTGTTTTAGAACATCCATCGGGAAATTCAAGATAATAAACTCCAGTATAATGTTGACCGTGAATGTGCCATCCGTGAGTATCACCCTCTAGGTATTGTTGATACCACATCTCTTTTATATTAATTTTATTATAACACATACTCGAAACTATTTCTTTTATATCTTCACAAAACTCTGGTACAAATATCTTAACCCAAGGTCTTTCAGTATCACTAGATTTACTCCAATCTAATTTTGAAATACTATCAGAGTAATATAAGTCTACAGAACTTAAATTATCATCATCACATTTATCAATTTCAAATAAAATTTTGTCTCTTATAGCAGAGTGATTTTTTATTTTACTTTGACAAATACAATCATCAAACTGTATTTTTTTCATTAATTACATCATCAAAATAATTTTCACAAGAGCAAACAAGATTACGATCTCCGTAAACATTGTCGATTCGTGATATCGCTGGCCAAAACTTATTAGTTTGATTGGCAGGATACGCTGCTTCTTCACGACTATAATTATACTCCCATTTGTCTGAACTTACAACCTTTGCTGTATGAGGTGAGTTTTTCAAGATATCTTTATTTTTATCAATTTCTCTACGGATACTTACCATTGCTGCACCAAATCTTTCAAGTTCATACAAAGACTCACTTTCAGTTGGTTCAACCATAATTGTTCCTTTAACTGGCCAAGATAATGTAGGTGCGTGAAAACCATAGTCCATCAATCTCTTTGCAACATCTTCAGCACTAATACCATCAAAGTGTCTGACATCAAAAATACATTCGTGTGCAACTCTTCCATTATTACCTTTGTATAATACTTTAAAAAATGGTTCAATACGATGCACTAACCAGTTTGCTGTAAGTAAAGATATTTCACTTGCTTTTCTTAATCCATCAGCACCCATCATTCTTATATACATCCAACTAATAGGAAGTATTGATGCACTACCTTGAACTGCTGCTGATACACGATGATGCATAAAAGGAACAAGATGTTCTGCAACACCGATAGGACCTACGCCAGGACCGCCACCACCGTGAGGAATACAGAATGTTTTATGTAAGTTCATATGGCATACATCAATTCCATATTCACAAGGTTTTGCTAATCCGACTTGTGCGTTTAAGTTTGCACCATCAAGATATACCTGTCCACCATTTTCGTGTACGATTCTACAGATGTCTTTGATAGTTGGTTCAAATACACCGTGAGTTGATGGATATGTAATCATAATACAAGACAACTCAAATGTATTCATTATTGCTTGCTTTTCCAAATCTTTCAAATCTATATTACCTTCATCATCACATTTAACAGGAACAATCTTCATACCTGCCATCACTGCTGATGCAGGATTCGTTCCGTGTGCACTTGTAGGTATCAAACATACATTTCTTTTTGTATCACCATTACTTCTGTGATATTCTTGTATCGCAAGTAGACCTGCATACTCACCTTGAGAACCTGCATTTGGTTGTAATGATACTTCTTCAAATCCAGTTATATCACATAACCATTCTTGTAAATCAAACATAATTCTTTGGTATCCAAGAGTTTGATTTTCTGGAGCGAATGGATGCATATTCGCAAACTCATTCCAACTTACTGGCATTAGTTCTGATGCTGCATTAAGTTTCATAGTACAACTTCCAAGTGGCATCATACCATTAACTAATGAGAA